AAAAATAAAAATTATATAAGTGAGCATATCACCAATACTTTAAAACAAATAGAAGCAATTAAAGGTATTGAATTTTATTCTTGTGAATATAATGAATTGATAATACCAACTAATAGTATTGTTTATTGTGATATACCTTATCAAGGTACTAAAGAATATGACACCAAAGATAAGTTTGATTATGACAAATTTTGGGAATGGTGTAGAGTTCTTTCAAAAGAAAATACAGTATATATATCAGAATATAATGCACCAAACGATTTTAAATGTATTTGGCAAAAAGAATCAATCGTCACATTAAATCCAACCAAAACATTATCACAAGTTGAAAAACTTTTCACATTATAATAGAAATAAAATATTTATTGGAAACAAATAAACTTTGAGTTTGATTAATTAATTTTGTAAGTGTGTAAAAAATTAAGAACGAAAAAATCATGAAAATAAAAACAATAACAAAAGGTGAGATTAAACCAACTTGGGATTTAGCAGTACCAGAAGAAGAACATTATATTACAGCTAATGGTTGTGTTAGTCATAACACTGCACAAATATTAGGGAATAATGAAGCATTTGAACCATTTACAACAAATTTATATCTAAGAAGAACATTAGGTGGTGAGTTTGTTGTAATTAATAAACATTTAGTTAAAGATTTAATGAAACTTGGTTTATGGGATGAAACCATGAAAAATAAATTAATACTAGAAAATGGTTCAGTTCAAAATATCCCAGAAATACCGACAGAAATAAAAGAAGTATATAAAACTGTTTGGGAGATGTCACAAAAAAGGATACTTCAAATGGCTGCAAATAGAAGTGTCTATATTGATCAATCACAATCTATGAATTTATTTATGGATAATGTAACAAAACCAAAACTTTTAGCAGCACATATTTTTGGTTGGAAATCTGGATTAAAAACTGGTATGTATTATTTACGAACAAGAGCAGCAGCAGACGCAATTAAAACTCTTGGAATTGATATAACACAAACTGAGAAAATAGAAACAACAGTCAAACCACAAAGTTCGTTATTTGAATGCGAAGGTTGTGGATCATAAGTTGAATTAATTATTTTTAAAAAACCTAACAATTAAGTTGTTAGGTTTTTTTGTTTATTACCATTTTATGATTATATATATTTATAAGTATGGCAACATATGGTATAGATTTCCCATTTAGGGATAGTGCTATTGGTAATTATTTACGAATGACTTCAACACCAGAAAAAGAAGTTAGAGCCGATTTATTACATTTAATATTAACAAAAAAGGGTTCAAGATATTTAATGCCAGATTTTGGCACAAGAATATATGAATTTATTTTTAATCAAAATGACAGTGTGACATATAATTTAATTGAAGAAGATATTAGAGAAGGTGTTAGAAAATATATACCCAATCTTGATATTAAATCTATTGATATAATGTCAGCAGAAAATGATACAGAATCAAATACACCATCAATAAGTGAAGATGAAGATAATCGTTTATTCAGAACATCATCTGAAAGTGCTAAACCTTATACAGCTAAAATTAAAATAAACTATTCAATAAATAGTGGTACTTTTTCTGTATCAGATTTTATAATTATTAATATATGAAAAATTTAAATTTTAAAATAATATTAGAAAAACTAAACTATTTAGATGAAGATTATCCTATAGGATTTGATTTAAATAAATTTAAAGAAATTAAAACTCATACAGGTAAAATAGAATATGCTGAACAATATTTAGGTAAACCTTTAGGTCAAGGTAGTTCTAGGATTGTTTATAAAGTTGATGATACTAAAGTCTTAAAATTAGCAAGAAATAAAAAAGGTTTAGCACAAAATAGTGCTGAAACTGATTGGCATCAATTCAATATACCGATTTTAGCAAAAATATTTGACTTTGATGATAATGATTTATGGGTTGAAATGGAATTAGCTAGAAAAGCTAAATTATCAGATTTTAAAAAAATTTTAAATGTCAATTTCAAACTATTAATGTCATATTTAACATATAAAGAGAATTTAATTAAACGAGGTAAAAAATTAGCTGAACTTTATTCATATATACCTCAAGAGCAGATTGATTATTTAGATGAAATTGAAGAGATAAGTGATTTGGTTGAATTTATGGTTGATTCCAATTCACCAGTTGGGGATTTAAGTAAATTAAATTCATGGGGCGTGGTTAAAAGAGATGGACAAGAAAAATTAGTTTTAGTTGATTATGGTTTAACCGAAGAAACATATAAATGTTATTATTGTGTAAATTAAAATAATGAATAAAAGTATATCATACGCAGTTAGGGATTTTGCAGGACTTAGAGAAGAGTTAGTTAATTTAACTAAAACTTATTATCCCGATTTGATTAATAATTTTAATGATGCTTCAATATATTCTGTTTTACTTGATATGAATGCGGGTATTGCAGATAATTTGCATTTTCATATTGATCGTGTTTGGCAAGAAACGATATTAGATTTTGCACAACAAAGAAGATCATTATATCATATTGCTAAAACATATGGTCTTAAATTACCGGGACAAAAACCTTCAGTTGCATTATGTGATTTTAGTATAAATGTACCAGTTCGTGGTGATAAAGATGATGAGAGATATGAGGGAATATTAAAAGCTGGAGCGCAAGTTTCTGGTGGTGGTCAAATATTTGAAACAATTGAGGATATTGATTTTTCAAATCCGTTTAATAGTCGTGGTGAACCTAATAGATTAAAAATACCTAACTTTGACACAAATAATCGTTTAGTATCATATACAATAACTAAACGAGAAGCAGTTGTAAATGGTGTAACAAGAATTTTTAGAAGAGTTATAACATCTTTAGATCAGAAACCTTTTTTAAAATTATACTTACCTGAACGAAATGTATTAGGTGTAACTTCAATTATACATAAAGATGGTGTTGATTATGCAACAAACCCCACATATGAAGAATTTACATCGGATGTGAATAGATGGTATGAAGTTAAATCATTAATTGAAGATAAGATATTTGTTGAAGACCCTACAAGCAGTTCAGATAGATCTAATTTTAAAGCAGGTAATTATAAAACAGTAACTAATAAATTTATAACGGAATTTACGCCTGAAAATTATTTTTCAATTACATTTGGTTCTGGTAATGTTGATCCAATGACAAATTTAGATAATTATATGTCAGGTTCAATGAAAGTTAATATTGCAACTTTTTTGAATAATATGTCATTAGGTAATATACCCAAAGCAAACACCACTTTATTTATAAAGTATCGTGTTGGTGGTGGTAAAGACAGTAATTTAGGTGTTAATGTAATTAATAATATAGATTTAATTGATTTTAATGTTAATGGACCTGTAACTAGTGTAAATGATAGTGTTTCACAATCTATTAGAGTAACAAATGTCACACCAGCAATAGGTGGTAATGATACACCAACAATTGAAGAAATCCGTAACATGATCGCATATAATTTTGCTGCACAAAATAGAGCAGTAACTTTAAATGATTATAAATCATTAATTGAAAATATGCCTTCAACTTATGGTTCACCTGCTAAGGTTAATGTCATGGAAGAAGACAATAAAGTTAGAATTAAAATTCTTTCTTATGATGAATCTGGTAATTTAACTGATACTGTTTCAACCACATTAAAAAATAATATAATTAATTATCTATCTAACTATAGAATGATAAATGATTATCTTGATATCCAAAGTGGACAAGTTATAGATTTAAAATTAGAATTAGATATTATTATTAATAAAAATGATAATCCAACTAATGTTTTAAAATCAGTAATTGAAAAAACAACAGATTTCTTTTCTGTGGATAAAAGAAAAATGGGCGAACCATTATTAGTAGGTGATTACAAAACAGTTATTGGTACATTATCAGGTGTTGTTAATGTTGTTGATGTTAGAGTATTTAATATGATTGGTGGTGAATATTCTTCTTCTGAAGTTTCCCAAGCATATGCAGATAACACAACAAAAGAAATTCAACAAGTTGATAGTACAATTTTTATGAAATCAAATCAAATATTCCAAATTAGATTCCCTAATAAAGATATTAAGATAAGAATAAAAACATTAACAACTACTACATATTAAATAATTTTTTAATTATTTTAATAGTAACATTATGCAAAAACATAGAATAAGTACCAATATTGGTAAGGATCAATTAATTAATGTTGATTTAACACAAGACTTTGATTTATTAGAAATATTATCATTAAAATTTTCACAAAAAGATATATATTCAGGTGGTATATGTTCTGATTATGGTGTTGTTGTTGGTAGAGTAT